GGCTTCTTTTGGCTACTTGTGAGTATTGCTTCCGCTTGGGCTGGAGATGCAGGAAGACAAGATAATGCTAAGACTGACAAGATTCCATTGAAAGATAGATATCTTTGGGCTATAGATAATGAAGAAATTCTATTGTCTTATGCAGAGTCACCAAAGGTAAATCAAGGTTGGATGCAAGCTGATAGTCCTTGGCAATTCTTAGCTGCTTGTTTTGAGTTGATGAAACTTAGAATTTGGCAAACGAAAGTAGATGATTATACTTCTTATGAGTATGAATCACATCTTGAAGCCTATCTTGATGGTTCTAATAATGGAAGTCAACATCTTTCAGCATTAACAAAAGATGAAGTAATTGCACCACATGTAAACTTAGTACCTTTAGATCTACCTGGAGACCTCTATAAGTATGTAGGAGATCACGTATGGGAGCATTTAAAGCAAGAGTTAGTTCTTATGCGAGATGAAGAGATACAAGATTGTGAGATCTTTATTGATAATCTAATTGAGCTTAAGAAACAAATAAATGCAGCTGAGCCTAAAAGTGATTTACGTAAGGCTCTAATTGAACAGATAAAAGAGTTCAAAAGAGATAATGAATATCTCCTAAGCATTGCAGCTCCTGTCTTTTGGTATCGAATCAAAGATGCTAAATACAAAAGAAAAATTGTCAAGAGAAATACAATGACAATTCCATATGGTGGTACTGCATATGGTCTAGGTCAACAAGTTATCGATGATGCTAGAAAGCATAATATTGATCTCTTGCTTTATATGGAACACAGGTGGGGTGCATATTTGGGTAGAGAAGTATTTAATGATTGTCGAGTCTCATTAGAACGTCCAATGCAGCTTCTAAAAGTCTTTGAAGATGCTGGAAAGAAAGCTGAGAAAGAAGAGCGTTTCTTATCTTGGACTGTACCAATTACTAACTTTCCTGTAGTTCAAAACTATACAGAGGGCAATGTAAAGAAGATATGGGTACAGTATGGACCTCCTCAAGATGAAAGAAAAAGTAGTGGGTATTATTCAAATACATTGCAACTTGCAATATGCTTTATTGAAGATGTAAAACCATCTAAGGGAAAGCAGTCTCAAGGTGCAAGTCCAAATATTATCCATAGCTTAGACGCTGCACATTTAGCAATAACAGTAAATCAGTTAGACTTTCCAGTGACAACTATTCATGATTCTTTTGGTTGTCTTCTAGCTGATATGCCACAGTTGTTTATAAAGCTTAGAAAGACGTTTGTAGAATTGTATGAAGCTGACCCATTAACGAGTATTATAAAGGATATACATGGAAACATAGATGCAGTAAAATTCGGTACACTAGACCTTAGCTTAATTCTTGATAGTGAGTATTGTTTCTCATAGGAATAAAATGATAGATCTTGGTAATAATCTTGTTGAGTTAAGACAGAGATGCCCTTCACCTGATTTTCTAAGGATTGTTGAAACATCTTTTGCAAAACATAATGAAGACTTTGAAGTTTATTATGATGAAGAGTATGGATCAAATTTTCAAGTAGATCTTGGTGGTGGTATTTATTTAATAGAAACACCAGAAGATTTAATTAAAGTAGAAACATTACGACTTCATGAAACCTTAGATAGATACTATAATATAACAGAAGCAATTACTGCTTTTGATATCTGTGAGTACATTGAAAATAATACTTTCGTATATGTCTTACTATGTACAAATAATGGAGGTGGAAATACATACTTGATACCTCGTATTATTGCAGATATCTTCCCTACTATTGATGCAACTATTGCATATAATAATTGTGAATATGTCGAAGTAGAGGAGTATTTAAATGTTGATAACTCGTAAATCAATTTTAGATGGTCTTGAGAGAACTTTAGATATATCAGTAACAGAAGAGCAGTATAACAACTGGAAATCTGGGATGCTGATTCAGGATGCAATGCCTGATACACCTTCCGATGAGCGTGAATTTATTATAACTGGAATTAGTCCCGATGAATGGGATACACTTTTTGAGGAAAATGAAAATGAATGATAACACTTCTAATCTTATGATTATTCTTTCAGTCGGTGGCACAAGGACTGGTATAGCAATTCCTTTTACAGAAGCTATTTTGAATGCACTTGTGGATAGTATACCTCTTGAAATTGATACAACTTGGGACAATCGCTTTACTTATAAGTTCGATGAAGCTGTTGCAAAACATATTAGTATTGTAGCTAAGAATAAGATTGACTTTTCTATCTATAAAAAAGTTGATAGTACAGGTTCTAACGAAAAGATTTAAGGGTTACGATTACCCAACCCGTTAACTTAACCCTCTTCGAGGAAATTAACTTCATAAGGAAATTACATGCCGATTATTAAAGACTGTGAATTGTGGTTCTGCAAGCTTGACCCAAAGCGTCCTAACAACAAGTTCAATAAAGAAAATCCCACTTGGGAATGTCAGATTCGTACAACTGATAAAGCAATCAAGAAGATCTGGGAAGAGCTTCAGCTACCTGTTAAAGCAATTGTGCCTGATGAAGGTTCTCCTTATTTCCGTGTAAATCTTCGAAAGAAGAGTATCAAGGAAGATAAGGAATCGGCTTCTCCTATTAAAGTTATTAATGGAAAACTCGAAGAGATTGATCCTAATTCAATTGGTAATGGTTCGGTTGGAAACATTCGTATCTTCCAATATGAATATCCACGTAAGGATGGTGGCAAAGGTCTTGCCTCTGTAATTATGGGAATTCAAATTACAAAGCATATTGTCTATAAGGCTAAAGCACGTAATGATGAATTTGGAGAGACAGAAACACAAACAGTAGATGAGCACGATACTGAAAATAGTGATTTCTAAATAATAAAAGGGAGTTACTCGTAAAAGGGTAGCTCCCTTTAAATCGGATTAATAAATGATTCCTGTATATTTTTATAGACTAAAGTGGCGTAAGACAAGTCATTATGCATACCAGACATATGATTTTTTAGCGTTGGAACGAATAGTTGAAAACAACCAAGACTTAGACTTTACAATTGAGATCAAGAAACAAAATTCTTACGAAATCTTAACTGTACTTAATTCACCTGAAGATCTTGAAAACTGGCGAATTACGCTAGAAAGATCTGCCGTATGGAAGAAAGATGAAATGACTGCAATTAATCCAAAGCATTATAAAGAGTATTTGGCAGGCTTTGAATGGCTAGATGCAATGTCTAGAATAAAGCGTTTCGAAAATCCTGATATCTTTAAGGGCGCTCTCGAGCTTCAAATTAGAAAGTATCTAGATAGAAATGGTCAAAAAGATTCAGAACTACAAGAGACAAAGAAAGCAAGATTCTATTTGCAATATCTGATTATGTATATTGAAAATGGTGATAAACCTATTTTTGCGAAAGATGTACATGCTTCACTAGGAGAGTAAAGAATGTCTAGTTATGTATTTGATATAGAATCAGATAACTTACTTAACAAATGTACACGCATGTGGGTATTAACTGCATGCGATATTGAAACGAATGAAGTACATGTCTTTGAAGAAAATGACTTTGGCTGGAAAGAGCTTTTTAATAAGGCAACTAAGGCGATTGGACATAACATTTTAGGGTATGACGTATTTGTATTAAAGAAGCTTTTTAATTATGAGTTTCCAGATACATGTGAACTTCAAGATACTTTAATCTTTTCTCAAGTTTTAAACTATAGACGTTTTGAGTCAGAAGGTCATAGTTTAAAAAGATGGGGTCAAGCCTTAGATTTCCCTAAAAGTGAATTCAGTGACTGGACAAAATGTAGTCAAGAAATGATTGACTATTGTATTCAAGATACTAGACTCACGGTAAAGGTGTATCAAACATTAATTGCTGAATATAAAAAATTAGCAGTTAAGGCACCACAATTAAAGCATTATATTCGTTCAGAGCATGCAGCTGCTAAGTGGTCTACAGAAGCTAGTTTGAAAGGCTGGCCTTTTGATATGAAGGCTGCAGAAGGTCTTTATAAAAAACTTGAAGTAGAAATGGGTAAAGCATATACAATGCTAAGCTCAAAGCTTGGAACAAAGACAGTTGCAGTAGATCTTAAAAAGGGAATTGTTGATACTAAGAAACCAAAGTGGACATTAAAGGGTTGCTATGACGTTCATACTGCTAATTGGTTTGATATTGATCCTTGGTCTGGATATGAAGGAGAAGAACGATTAGTTGAAGGTGAGTACTGTAGAATTGAGTTTCAACCTTTGAGTCTAGATTCTGTTGCAGATGTTAAAGTGTTTTTGTTTAGAAATAAATGGAAACCAACAGAATGGAACTTTAAATTAAATGAAGAGACTGGAAAGAAAGTTAAGGCGTCTCCTAAAATAACAGAGGATAGTCTTGAGTTCTTAGGTGGTGATGGTATCCTATATCTTCAATTTCTTACAGCTAAGTCTCGATTCGGAATTTTAAAGACATGGATTGAAAACACAGATGAGTCAGGAATGCTTCATGGCGACTGTATGGGCATTGGTACTCCTAGTATGCGGTCTCGCCATTCTATTATTGTCAATGTGCCTTCTGCGGATAGTGCTTGGGGTAAAGAAATGCGTTCTTTATTCGGATGTCTCCCAGGTTGGAAATTGGTTGGTTGTGATTCCGCAGGTAATCAAGCAAGAGGTTTGGCACATTATCTTGGCGATCCTAAGTATATTGACACTCTTCTCAATGGAGATATTCATCAATATAATGCCGACGTCTTGACAAAGGTTCTTGAAAGTATTGGTGAAGACTATGTTGTAAAAAGAGCACAAGCAAAGAGGATTCTATATGCTTTTCTGTTTGGGGCTTCTGGTGCTAAGTTGTGGAGTTATATTTTTGGTACACTTAATCTTAAAAAAGGAAAACAATTAAAAGATGGTTTCCTTAAAGCTGTTCCTGGCTTTGAGACACTATTGAATAAGCTAGACACTGTATATACAGCAACTTCAGAGTTAGGTGATGGTTATATTCCATCATTAGCAGGTAATAAGATTTATGTAGACTCTACACATAAGCTTTTAGTTTATTTGTTACAGTCTGCAGAAAAGATTACATGCACAGCTGCATTAATGTTAACTGCACAGAAGTTAACTGAAGCTAAAATTCCATATAGGCCTTGTATCTTTTATCATGATGAAATTGATTTCATGGTACCAGAAGAATTTGCAGAACAAGCAGGTCAAATTGGAAAACAGGCTTTTATAGATGGCCCAAAATTGTTTAATGTTACCATCATGGATGGTGGTTCTAAAATAGGAAATAACTGGTATGATGTCCACTAATGCTAATTACGCAATTTTCGTATCATTTAATGAACGTGGCTATTGGTCTAAGCCATATACATATAAATCTGATGTTGAGTATCCACTTAACTCGGCTGTTGTCGTACCTACTGGAAATTTCTTTTCTGTTGGAAAAGTAAAAGGAGTAGTAAAGGACGCTGTATTTGATGCTGAAATTAAATACAAATTTATCATTTGTGAGGTTCCAAAAGATGACGATCGCAATAATTGATGGCGATGTTCTCTGCTATCAAGCCTGTAAAGCTAGATGGGAAAAGAAAGCAAGAATAGAAGAAGGAACTGCTTTTGTTAGTTTAGATGATGACGGTAAGAGAGTTGCATTTGAATATACAAAAGAAGAAGATAGAATCTATTTACAAGAATCGTGGGAAAATCTTAAAAGAGATCTTCAAAACCTTTTAGATACAGTTTATTGTACTGAATATCTTATGGCCGTGAAAGGCCCTGGTAACTTTAGAAATCTAATGTATCCAGAGTATAAGTTAAACAGACATGCTGATCCTACTAAGCAGAACGCATTTGTTCCGGTTCTGAGAAAATTGGCTGTTATGGAAGACTTTGCAATTGAATCTGATGGCAGAGAAGCTGATGATCTAATGAGAATTTGGGCAGAAGAAGCAAGAGCAATTGGAGAAGATTACATTATATGTTCTATTGATAAAGATCTAAAATGTATTCCAGGACGACACTGGCTAATGCATAAGAAAGAAATTCTTGAAATAAGTGAAGAAGAAGCTATGCGGCATTACTACCAGCAGTTATTGAAAGGTGATCCAACTGATAATATTCCTGGAGTGCCACGTGTAGGTGAAGTAAAAGCTGCAAAGATTCTAGCTCCATTTACTACTGAGAAAGATTT